CCGAAATCATCATGGCAATCGTGGAAGCCATACCGCAAATCATAGACGGCATCATCACGGCGGTCATGGAGGCGATTCCGCTGCTCATACAAGCGGGCATCGACCTTCTCATCTCGCTGGTTCAAGCTCTGCCACAAATTATCGTGACCATCGTGAACGCCATCCCGCAGATTATTTCGGGGATTATCAACGCCGTCATCGGGAACATAGACAAAATCATTATAGCGGGTGTCGAGTTGTTTATCTCGCTGATAAAGAACCTCCCGAAAATCATCATCGAAGTGGTCAAAGCGGTTCCGCAAATCGTCAAAGGATTAATCGACGGCTTCATGGGCTTTGTCGGCAGCTTCGGCGAGGTCGGGCTGAACCTCATTAAAGGCTTGTGGGAGGGCATCAAGGGCGCGGCAAAGTGGATAAAAGACAAGGTGACCGGCTTCTTCAAAGACGTACTCGGCGGGCTTGCCAGCTTCCTCGGCATCAAGTCACCGTCCACGCTTATGGCGGATATGTTCGGCAAGAACATGGCGCAGGGTATCGGCGTTGGGTTCGAGAAGGAAATGGAGAATGTCGAAGAGGACATGAAAGACGCCATGCCAACTGATTTTGATGTGGACATGGATGTAAACGCCAACCTCCGTAAACCCGATTTTTCGGTGGACGAAACAGAGCCGAAAGAAAAAACCGTAATTGACTTCGCGCACGAAATCTTAAAATCCATACTTGACGTTTTTGCCGCATTGCCCGATGAAATCTCCGCGCTGAGTGACATCATCAAGGCGCGGTTCAGCAGCGCCGCAGGGCTTGACTTTGGCATAAACGGTCTTGTCCCGGCGTTGGCAGGAATCGGCAGCAATATGCAAAATGCCATGCTTCCGTCCGCTATGAACATAAAGCAAAACATAAAGGACAGCGCGTTCACGGCGGACAATACATCGGACAGCCCGTTTTCCGTGACCATACAGAACTTTTACAATAACCGTCAGCAGGACATAGAGCAGCTTGCCTATGAACTGGAATTTTACCGCCAGCGCGCGGCGGTTGCGAGAGGAGGGGTATGATGCAGAGTTTTAACTTCGCCGGTAAGAACAGCATAACCGACTTCGGCGTGTATATGGCGACAGTTCCGGACATTCCGTCGCCCCGCCGCAAGGTGACCTACACACCCATTCCCGGCAGGAGCGGCAGCCTTGTCTATGACGAACACGCCTACGAGGACATCACCCTTGCGGTGGAGTGCGGCATCGCGGGCAATGTGTTTAATCGGCTGGACGAAATCAAGGCTTGGCTGTTCGAGAGCGGCGAAAGCTCCCTTGTGTTCAGCTTTGCCGGGGACAAGAAATATATCGCCCAAGTGGTCAACCGTATAGACTTTGAAATCGCCCTGCGGAAGCTCGGCAAATTCGCCGTGATTTTCAACTGTCAGCCGTTCAGATACTCCGTGAACGAGCCGAAAATCACGGTCACGGCACAGAATACGGCGCTCATCAACAACGGAACCCTCGCTTGCGAACCGCTTGTCGAAGTGTACGGCAGCGGAAACATCACCCTGCGGATTGGCGAACAGGAGATGGTGTTGTCGGGCATCAGCGGAAAAATCATACTCAACTCCGCGTTACAAGACGCCTATGACGACACGCTTAACAATCTGAACGGCAAAGTGTCCGGCGAATATTTCAAACTTCCTGTCGGCTCAAACAACCTTTCATGGAACGGCAGCGTGTCGCGGGTGGAGGTCACCCAAAACCGGAGGTGGCTGTGATGATTTGCATTTACGACAAAAACACATCAAAACAAAACTTCGGCAGCAACGGGCTGGCGGTATTAGACGAGTGCGTTTCTGCGGTTATCACAAACGAATTAAACGGTGACTACTCGCTGGAACTGTCCTACCCTGTTTCGAGCTATAAGGCACGGTATCTTGAGGAATTGAACATCATCAAAGCGGACGGACAGCTTTTCCGCATATACAAAGCGGAGCGTTCGCAGGGCGGCGGGTTGACGGTGAAGGTCTGGGCGCGGCATATTTTTTACGACCTCGTCTTTTTCTTTATCGAAAGCGCGAAAATCCTTAACGCCAACATGAAGGAAGCCATCGAACTGACGTTGCCGCCGGAAGCCCAGTCGATTTATTCCATCACCGCGCCGGAGGGCGCGATTGCGCCGTTTGCCGTGGTGAACGTCAATTCGGTGGACGCGCTGTTCAAGCTGCTGGAAATCTACGGCGGCGAGCTTGACCGCGACAATTACAATATCCGCGTTGTTGAAAAGTTAGGCACAGCGGGCGGCGTTTCGGTACGCTACGGTAAGAATATCAAAGGCTTAACCCTCACCCTCGATGCCGCCGAAGTTGCCACGCGGATATATCCCGTCGGCGCGGACGGTCTGACTTTGCCGGAGCGGTATGTGGATATTGAGGGACAAAAGCCTCTTGCCTTCGACATCGTGAAAAAGGTGGAATTTAACGGCTGCAAGGACGCGGAGAGCCTTCGTGCAAAGACAAAAGAATATGTCAAGGATTGCGTCAAGCCGAAAATCAATATCAACATCGACTTTTTGGAACTGTCCAAAATCAAAGACTACGAGCAGTACAAGCATCTGACCACGGTAAACTTGGGCGATTCTGTGGAAGTGGTGCATGAGCGGTTGCGCTTGTCCAGTACATTGCGGGTTATTAGCAAAAAGGTGGATTTGTTAAACCCCGTCAACACAAAAATCATCTTAGGCGACCCGCTCAAAAGCATTATCGACAAATTAGATACATCGTCGCTGATGGACGAGGTTATGCGGCTGCTCCAAAACAACAAAAGCGGTGTGATTCTCAAGAAAAACCCCGATACCGTTACCATCGGCACGGCAAAATACGCTGCGTTGGTGTTCGGCATCGTCACCAAAGCCGACACCAATCTCACCTGCACCCTCACGCTGACCGGTAAGGCAAGCGAGGACACGACATTGAGTATCCTGTTTTCGTTGAACGGTACGGAGTACGATTTCAAACCCGTCCAGCGGTTGGCGGCGGGTAGTAATGTCATGGGCTTCACCCTGCCCATGCCGCAGGTTCCGGCGGGCAGTCACAGCTTCGCCGTGGAAATGTGGGTAACAAACGGCAGCTTTGTCATTGAGAAGAACAATCTGCAAATTACCATTGAGGGGCTGAGTTTGGAGGGAGGCTTGTCCGCCACCGCGCCCAAGATTGATTTATACTACGCATTTTTATTCAGCGTGTTCAGGACAAAGCTGGCGAATTATTATCACAGCGAAAAGGTCAGCCTTTCCAAGCCGTATGACAGGAAACCCGCGCAGATTTCGATTGACACCGGCTACCCGACATTCAAAAACCGCTTCGGCTATTATCACGACGATATACTGGCTGATGTGGAAGTGACCGCGCTTGGGATTTACGAGGAGTTTTCCCGCTACAACAGCGTCCGCTATGTTTATGACGATGATTGGGTGGAATTCGATTCCGACTTCGACAAACTGCCGGACGCGACATACGAAAGCTACAACCGCGTGACCATCAAAGAGCCTGTGCTGACGGCAATCGGGGAGTGTTCGAGCGGAGTAGCGGGCGCATTGTTTACCGCACCGCTTCCAAGCCGGAACATTTACGGCGATGTAATGTCCATAACGACAAAATTATTCAAGGGGGACGGATAGATGGCAATACTGCCTGATTACGCTTTACCAAAGGGCAGCGCCGACATGACGCTGTTCGGGACGCGGAACGACGACGCTACCGATACCCTGCCGCTGATGGAGTTTTCTTTCATGTACGGCGGCAATTCGGTGAACCGAATCTACGCCAGCGGTAACACATGGCTGGGCTTCGGCGCGGCGACCGAGCATCTCGCAATAAACCGCAGGGACACCAGCTACAACAATCTTTTTTACGCCCACGAAAGGGTAAACGGGTACAATACTTACCGCATACGTTTCGAGGGCAACGCTGTCTACAATAGCTGGAATTCCAACAATCTCGTATGGGAATTCACCGTATTCGAGGACGGCGTGTTCATGTTAGTGGTCGAAAAAACGCCCAACACCGCTTCCGACAGTTTCAATGCGCAGGGAGCGGTGGTCAGTGTCCGCTTCGAGACAGGAAAATCCTATGTGTTCACGCCCGGCACTGCGGACGGTAAAAACTTCACCGTGACAGAGGGGAGTTATCTGCCGTGTGTGAACAAGTATTTGATGCTCGATGGCGAAGGGCTGAAAAGCTATATGGACGGCGTGT